ATCACATCAGCAATCAATCATGGGAATGGGTTAGCCATTATTGAACGTGATCAGTTTGGTACACCAACATCATTGGTCAATGTATCACGTGAAATTTGTGAACCATTAAAGTATGATGATGAAATTTATTGGAAAGTTGAAATAAAAGAAGCGTCAAACAAAGGGGAATCTTTGCTTGTAAAAGATGCGGACATTATCAATTTACGTGGGTTCGGTGTTGATCCAGTCATTGGTTTAAGTGCAATACAAGCACACAAACAAAATCTTGGGTTATCAATTGCAGCACAAGATTATGGTGCAGACTTTTATAACAAAGGAACAAGGATTGATGGATATATTGAATATCAAGGTGTTTTGAAACCTGAAACAAAAGATGCTATAAATCAACAATGGCAATCAAATTATGGTGCAAATGGTACACGTGGAACTGCAATCTTGGATGCTGGTTCAAAATATCATCGTATCGGTTTACCACCTGAAGATGCCCAATTTATAGAAACACGTAAATTCCAAAAAAATGAGATTGCAACTATTCTTGGAATACCATCTCACATGATTAATGAGATGGAAAATTCAACTTTTTCAAACATTGAACACCAGTCAATTGAATTTGTTACTTATTCAATCGGAACTTGGATTGAAAAGATAGAGCAAGAATATAGACGTAAACTTCTAAAACAAAATGAAAAGGTAGATCATTATTTCAAACACAATGTTGATCGTTTATTGCGAACTGATGTCAAGACAAAAGGTGAATATTATCGATTGATGACTGACATCGGTGCTTATAGTATAAATGATGTTCTTGAATTGGAAGACAGAAATCCAATTGAAGGTGGTGATGATCGCTATGTTCAAATCAATAGAATCCCTATTGAGGATATGAAAGAATATTATAAAAAAGAAAATAATAATGAATAAAATAGAAAGACTTGCAGAAGTACGTGGAATTAATGAAGCGGAAAGAACTGCACAATTTGTGATATCAACTGAATCCATCGATAGACATGGAACATCGTTCAAACTTGATGGATGGGATTTGGAAACATATTCAAGGAATCCTATTGTTGGATATAATCATGTAGTTAGTGGTGACAATCCTGATACTATCATTGGAACATCACGAGTGTTCAGGGATGGTGATGCGTTGATTGGTGAAGTAACATTTGAACGTGAAGGAAACAATCCTTTAGCTGACAAAGTATTCAATAAAATGCAAGATGGTATTTTAAAGATGGCAAGTGTTGGAGCGATTCCACACGAATATCGATATGGTCAAGGAGAAGAAGAGGATAGAAATACTATTTATTTCACACGTCAAGAATTGGTTGAGTGGTCAATTGTTAGTGCTGGTTCAAATCGTGATGCTTTCAAACGAAGTGCTGACCAAGTTGATGAACTTAAAAAATCACTTGAGGTTGAAGAAGAAATTATTGAAATGGGAATTGAAACAAAATCAGCTTTGCGAAATTATCACAAAGTTAAAATTGTTACAAAATACCTATAATCAAATAATTGATTTTTGTAGTATTAAAATTTAGAAAATGAGAAATAGTAAAGTAATAAGAGAAGAAATAGGTGAAGTAAAAACTTCCCTTGATGCTCTTGAAAATTTAGTATCTGAAGAAAATAGAGATTTTTCTGAAGATGAAAAAGTATCATTTGATACAAACATGGAAAGATTATCAAAATTAGTTGATGAACTTCCAAAAGTAGAAAAAGAAGAAGAAATAAGAATGAAAGCAGCAAATTTAGGCGGAAGTCCTGTAGTGACTGAAAGCAAAGAAGAAAAAGAAATAGTAAGAGATTTTTCTTTTGGTAAAGCGGTACGTGCAGCATTTGGTGGAAAACTTGATGGTGTTGAATTAGAAATGGCACAAGAAGGGGAAAAAGAAATGAATGCAATTGGTAGAAGTGCCAATGGTATTGTTATCCCATCAATGATTTTAAATCGTGCAGTTGTTACCGAAAACGGAACAAGCGGAGTTGAAACTCAATCTTTTGTTGATGCAGTTTATGCAAACACAATCCTTGATGAATTAGGCGTTACTCGAATTAGTACATCAAGCGATCAAAGAATTCCAGTCCTTGGTGCAGTAAGCACACAATGGGAAACTGAAACTTCAGATGCAATTGATGGTGGAACTGCAATGAGCAAAAAAGACCTTGCTCCGAAAAGACTTGCAGCTTATGTTGATTATAGCAAACAAGCAGCTATGCAACACAACGAATCACTTGAAACTGCATTGAGAAACTCAATTGCACAAGCGGTTGGTGCTAAAGTTGAATATGCTTTATTCACTGATGATTCTGCAAATGGTGCGTATAACTATTTAGGTCAAGGAAAAACTCCGGTGACAAATGCAAACATCACATCATTGATGATGGCATTAGTTGAGGAAGTACAATCTAATAACCACAACAGAGGTAATTTAGGATTTGCAATTTCAAATGATTTGTTTACTGAAGTTTATACGGCTGCACAAGTTAGTGGTGTTAATCCATTAATCATTAACGAAATGATTATGGGAGTAATGGCGAAGTTTTCAAACCAAATTGCTGACATTACAAATCCAGCGGTTTATTATGGTGACTTCTCAAAAGTTCAGATTGCACAATTTGGGGGTATTGAAATACTCGTGGACGTGTACACACAAGCAATCAAAGGAACAAATAGATTAATCTTGAATTCTTATTGGGATGCTGCACTTGTTCAAGATGCTGCAATTTCAGTTGGAACATTCGGATAATTCATTTAGTAATTAGTTAATATATAAAGGGGGTTGGGGTTTTCCCTAACTCCCTTTTTTTTTAAAACCAATGATAAGAAATAAAAAAATAACAAGCTACACGCCATCAGTCAATTGGGCTTTGACATTAGATGAGGCAAAAAGACATTTAAACATATTAGATTCATCGTTTGATGATTTAATTAATGATTACATAGCATCTGCACACTTGATGCTATACAACGAAGCTGGATTGCTTATCAAAGGTGCGGTGACTGGGTACATGGATAAATGGGATGATTTTCGCATTGATGTTAATCCAGTTGATACATTTATTATCTACTATTATGATACTAATAATGTAAGAACATTACTAAATTCCTCATCATACTTTTGGACAAATGGTCTTTATTCTTATGTAGAAATGAAAACAGATTTGCCAAATTTATATGATCGTGATTTTCCAATTGAAATTGAAATAACAACTTTGGCGAACACTGATGACATGGTGAAACAAGGATTGAGAATGATAGTTTCGGATATGTTTGAAAATAGACAATCAACTATTGTTGGGAGTAATTTACATAACTTATCACGAGGCACACAATTCCAACTATCAATGATAAGTCAACGTACTGAAATATGAACATAGGTCGTTTAGATAGAAAAATTGTCATTGAATCACAAACGTTTTCAACCAATTCAATTGGCGAATACACATCAAGCTGGTCAACGTATCACACAACTTTTGCAAATGTGCAACGTGGACTTGGTAATGAAAAAGTTGAAGCGGATCAAGTAACGGCAACAAGCAAGGTTAAATTTAAAATTCGTTTTTTTGATGGAATTGATGAATCAATGCGTATTTTATACAATTCCAAATATTATGACATAACTGATATTCAAGAACTAAATCGTGAAGGGTTGATGATTTCTGCTAACAAAAAGTTATGATTGAATTTAAAAAAATTGAAGGTATTAAAGGGGTTCAATCTGAAATTAAATCACTTGCAGATGATAAATTAAAAAGACGTGAAATTTTAAAAATATTAAGAAGGCAAGTAAAGCCTTTATTAAAACAAATAAAAAGTAGAACACCAATTGCAGAAAAAGAAATTCAAGTCAGAAAAACAAAATATAAACCACAAAATTTGAAAAAATCAATGGCAATAAAGACATCACCAATAAAAAATTATCCAAATGTTTTGGTTGGTCCAAGAATGGGAGCAAATAAAAAAAATGATGGATTTTATGCTTTTTTTATTCAATATGGAACAAGTAAAATGCCAAAAAATGATTTTATTGGTGATGCTTTCAATTCAGTTGGTGCAAGTATTGAAAAAGTTGCAAGTAAAGAATTGGAAAATTATATAAATAAAAAAGCTAAAAAATTAAATTTATGAGAATAGAACTAACAACGGATTATGCAATCCATACGAAAACATTACCTGAAGGTACACAATTACGTGTATCGAATAAATTAGGTAAGGAATTAATATCATTAAAAGTTGCAAAAGCACTTGATGGTTTTACTGATGAAGAAATGGTTGAACACATTGTTGAAATCGCAATAAATAATGAAGAAAAACCGAAAGTTAAAAAAGTTACAAAGAAGAAAAAATCTAATAATTAATATTGTATAAAATTTAAGAAAATAAAAAAATGTCAAGTACTGGAATCCTGAATGGAACTTTAGCAAAAATACAAGTGGCTGGAACAACAGTCGCACACTTAACATCAAACTCATTGACATTTGATATGTCAACAAGAGATGCATCAACAAAAGACTCAAATGGTTGGAAAGAAGCATTAGAAGGTCAAAAATCATTCAGTGGTTCAGCTGAAGGGTTTTTTGCTGAAGATGCAACTTATGGATATGAAGATTTATATGATGTATTTGTTGCAAGAACCAAAGTAGTTGTAACATGGACCACCGATATAGTTGGCGATATGGAG